CTCAACTTGGAAAGATGCACCTGCAAAAATACAGTGGGCTTCATCACCAGAGCAAATGAAAGGTATAGACCCAGATATTCCTAATGTAGGACTTAAAGGTGACTACTTTGTAGCCCCTATGCACATGAGTGAAGAATTTACTCCGTTTGAAGGCACATGTATGTCGATTGACCCTAGTGGGCGAGGTGAGGACAAAACAGCTTACGCAGTGCTTAAAATGTTACATGGAGTGCTATATCTGACTGCTGTTGGCTCGTTAGATGGTGGATATTCAGACAATACCATGTCTCAGTTATCTCACATTGCGAGAAAACATGATGTCAACTATGTGGTTATCGAGAGTAACTTTGGTGACGGTATGGCAACACAATTACTTAAACCTATCATGGCTAAGATACACCCATGTGAGATTGAGGAAGTTAGACACAATATTCAAAAGGAGAAACGTATCATAGATACCTTAGAGCCTTTAATGAATAGCCATAGGTTAGTCATAGATGATTTACTAATTAAAGAAGACTTTAAGAATGAGCCTGACCATCAGTTGTTTAGACAGATGACAAGACTTACTAGAGACAAAGGTTCGCTTAGACATGATGATGCCATAGACGCATTAGCTATCTGTGCAAACTATTGGGTGACACGTTTAGATAGAGACCAACAATTATCTTACAATCAACACAAAGAAGACTTGTTAGATAAAGACTTGGAAAGATTTATGGAACACACAACTGGAATTAGAGGAGAAAAACAAAGATGGATATAGAACAAACTAAAGCAGAGATTAAGAAAGAAGAAGGCTTCCGTATGGAGACTTACCACTGCACTGAAGGGCATCTTACAGGTGGCTTTGGTCACAAAATGTTAGAGGGCGAAGAAGTACCTACTGACATGGCAGGGTGGAATAAGTTATTTGAAAGAGACTTTGCAAGAGCAGTCTCAGGTTCAGAAGAATTACTAATGATATCTCCTAATGTACATGACACTGCTAGACATATAGTGGTTGAAATGTGTTACCAGATGGGTAGCTATGGTGTTTCTAAGTTTCAAGGTATGCTTTCAGCACTCCAAGATAGTGACTATGTCACTGCAAGTAAGGAGATGTTAGACAGTAGGTGGGCAGTTCAGACACCAAACAGGGCTAAGCGTATGGCTGAGCGTATGGGAAATATTTCATAAAAAAATATGAGTAGGTATTCGTATACACGAGACGTTGAGTTTCCCCCATGCAAAAGCCAAAAGTTGCTGTATAAATAACAAAAGGCACATTAATAGGGGCGTTTTGCGTGGTATAGGATAGCATATCCTCTGCTTATGCGTGGTGTGGGCGTATTCTTTTTATTATTGCATGTGCTTCAGCTA